AATTTTGATTTAGGGCACCATTAGCATTAGAAATTATCCACCATAAAGATGAATCATTATAATATTGTTGAGCTAAAGTATCAAATCTATCCCCAATAGTGGTATAAACATATATATCGTTAAATGATCTTGGTATTTCAGGGTAACGAACAGTTTTATATATCTGTTCACCATCTGGAGCTATTGTTGTTGGTATTTTACTATATCTATTCATTAATTTTTATTGGATCATCATAATTAGAGTCTGTGGCTTTTAAAGCAATAAATCTTTCAGGACCATACTTAGAAACTACTCCATTTTTTCCACCATATAAATTATTTTGTTTTTCAGGTCTAAATGTATGGATTGGTGTAAAGCTAAATCCAGTTACTTTAACAATATGAGGCATTTCTTTAACTGTTGGGTCAAACCCACCTCCATCATTAATTCCTATTTCCCAAGGAGATTCTTGTGGAACATCTAAAGTCATACTGGATATAAATCCAGGAAGTTCATAACACCATCCTCCTAGAGTTAATTGAACTAAAGGACCACCCATATAACCTGAGGGGCTGTATGTAGGGGCTAAATTAGAAGCTAAAAAATTTAATTTTTTATATTGTGCTATTAATTCAGGTTTGGATTGTGCTGCTACAGTAAATCCTAAAGAAATTGATCTAGCAAACCCTCCATATTTCCAAAAACTTTCACCTCTCCCTAAATATTTTTCTTCATTCCAATTTGCACTATAGGCATCACTAAAATTATCAATATAAGCTCTAAATTGAATATATTCTTTTTCTTGTGGGTTAGTTTCATTTATAGCAGCTATTCTAAACTTTACTAAATCATTACTATTATTGTCAGCTATAGGAATTTTACTTTGGTAAATAGGTTGGGCATTTATTTTATCTACAGTTGAAACTCTACCATTAACTATTTTTCCTGCTGTATAACTAATTATATTTCCTTTTTGACCAGGGGAAGTCATACTGATTCTTGAACCATTTACTCCATCAATTGCTTTAGTTTTTCCTTCTTTAGGTTTATAAGAAGGAGATATTGACATTATAGTAGAGAAATTTGGATCTACTGAATTATCAATTAAAGGTTTTCTAAAGTCTTCTTTTATAATAGCTGTTGAATTTTTAGAATCGTTTTCATTAGTTTGTTGATCAATTCTATTTTGATTCCACGTTAAAGTATTATTATCATTTACTCTATCTGAGTTTTTTAATGATTGACCTTCTTGATTATTAGGATTTGGTTTATAAACACTAGTTATAAAATCTCTACCAAATTTACCATCATTATCATTATTTAAACCTTCAAATAAACGAGGGGGAAATGTTGGAGATAAAGTTTCATATGAGGTTGAAACTCCTATGTTAGTTAAAGGACTGTAAAATTGGGGTAAGGTTGTTCTATCTGTGCCTGAATTTTTTAGTCCTATTTGATATACTGAAAAGTTTTTACCTGAATTTATACCTGTTCTTTGGTCAAAAGAAGCAAATTTAATATCTGTTTTACCTATTCCTAAATCAGAATTAGGACCTCCAGAGTATGAAAGGATATTGACATTATCGTCTGCTAAATTATTAATTTTAGTTTGGTATAAATTAACTAGTCTATTTCCTGTTCCATCTTCCTCACCTATAACTTTAGTTTTAACATCAGTATATGTTCTAACACCTGCTAAGGGATTTAAACCTTGTTTAAATAAATGAGCTCCTGTGAATCCTACCCCTGCTTGGGCTATTGTAGATAAAGGAGTATAAAGACCTTCATTTAATGGTGAATTTTTCCAACTATTATTTGTAGATTGGTTTCCACTTGCTTGAGTAGCAGCTCCTATTCTTGAAAGAAGATTTTCTTTAGCTACAAATAAAACACCTCTTGGTGATTTTAGATCTCCAAAAAACTTTGTTAACCTTACTACATCAGTAGCCGCATCAAGAGGAGCATTTAATCCTCCTCTTAATAGAAAATCTTCAGATTGGGGTACTATATTTCTGTCAATAGGGTCCTTTATATAAGGTTGTCCACTATTTCCATTTCCTGGTCTATCAGAAGCAGGAGGTACCCCAAATTTTAATGATTTTAGGTCTGTTTTTAGTTCTAATAATCCCATTAAAATGAAGCGCCCTCAGGTGTATTGTCTCTGTAATTATTTGCAGGTACTACTCCATCTAAATCTAATACAGATGGTTGTGGTTTATTTGGTACATTTGGTATTCCATTTATAGAATATGTATCCTGTAATTTTGATTGATCAGTTGCACCTACTGGTGTAGAAGGTGTTGAGCCATTTCCTTGTGATAAAGGTGATCCTGCTCCCGCTGTTAATTTATCTAGTAATCCCATGTTTTTTGTTTTTTAATGTTTATTATAAATATTATTGAGTTGAGTAATTTGAAATTGATAATGCTTGCCCTACTTTTTGTCCATCTAAAGTAACAGTACCTCCTGCTTTAACCGCACTTATTAATTCTTTTAATAATGAATTTGTTTCAGAGTTTCCACCAAATCCTACTGAATTAGCTTTACTTAATGGAACTACTGCTTCTGGTTCTCCACCTTCACCTATTATAGCATTTGTTGGTCCTGTTACTATACCACCTGTTGCCATTTCTACAGGAGCATCTTGAGTAAATGATGATAAGGTTGGAATAGATGATACCATATCTGAAAAACCAAAATCTGATTTGAATAAACTTCCAACAAAGTCACCTATTCTAGCTAAATACCCTAACATAGCTTTTACAGGAGTAAGTACAAAATCTACAAATGCCGCACCCATTTTCATCCATGTACCTACAATATTATCCTTAAATACGTTTACAGCACCTAATAAACCATCATCTCCATCAAAAGCCTTTTTCATTTTTTGAAGTAATTCTAATATGGGTGTGAAAAAATTCCCTAAACCTTCTAATAAGCCTGAGATAATTTCGATAGCAACTGTAAGTCCACCAAATACCATTTGAATTTTCATCGATATTGTTAGTACAAACCCTAATATTTTAAAAATAGGTTGTAAACCTTTTAATAAACCAGGCATCATTGTCATTAATTCATCTATCATAGGAGTAAAAGCTTCAGCTAATAGCATAAATAAATCTCCCATTTTTTCTTGAAATTTACCCATTTTTTCTGCTCTAGTTTGAGAAAGTAATTGAGCAGTTAAAGTATCATCAACATGATTGGCTACTAACTCTTGCCTAGCTTGTTCAATTGTATATCCTTCATCCATCATCCTATTAATTTCTTCTTGGGCTTTAGACATGCTTTTATAATCTGAATCTTTTATTTTAGCTAGTGTTTCTTGTTCTAAGAGCATACCGGCTAAATCTTCTCTTTGCATTCCAACTGATTTAGCTATTGCTTCTTGTTGAATTCTATTCATTTCTTGAAATTCAGCTGCTGAACCTACATTTTTGGCAATTTCTTCAGATAGTGTAGCCATATTATTATCTAAAGCGGCTTGTCTTGCTTTTTCTAAGTTTAAATCTTTCCCTAATAATAATTCTGCTTCTAATTCTGCAGCTATAGAAGATTCAAAATCAAGTAAAGAAGAGGCAGTACTATCTAACTGACTCATTGTTATACCGAATTGTCTAGCTTTAAAAACTGCTTTAGTTAATTCTTCAACTCCTCCTTTAGTAGCTAAAAAAGTAGCTTTAGAAGCTGAAGCTACTCCTTCTTGAATTTCTTTTAAACTTAAATTTATACCTGTTTGGCCAACCATTTCCTCAGTAACTTTAGATACGATTTGAAGTTGGTCTTTCATTGAAGTTCCTGCTCTTAATGATTCTTTTGCAAAGAAAGACATTGCTTCAGTAGATAAACCAGTTCTTTGTTGAATTAATGAAAATTCTTCCGCCATTTCAGCTGAGAATTTAACACTAGTACCTAACATTTGATTCATTTCCATTTGAGCTTTTACTAAATCTTTAGTAGAAACATCTAATTCTCCTGTAGAATTAGCAGCTTGATTCATACTTTTAACTAAAGATTCTCCTTCAGCTGCTGATACTCCCATACTTTTAGCTACTTCACCTGAAAGTTGGTCTAATTGTTTAAAAGCTTTAACTATCTGTTCTATAGCCATTGCTATTAATGCAGCAGGGCCAAAAGCTTTAGATAAATTAGCTCCTATTTTTCCCATCATATGGGCTGCAACTTGTCCTTTTTTTCCTGTCCCCCCTAAACTGGCGGATAATTTTCTCCCACTAGCAACAGCATCATCTATACCCATTTTATCACCTAAATCACCAAGTCCTACTTTCTTTAAGATTCCTCCTAATCCTTTTAAACTAGTACCCATATTCCCCATATTGGATTCAATATCTTCTGCCTTTTTGACAATTTGAGCCATTTCTTTATCTACATCTTGTAAAGCAATAAATTGTTCTTCATATAAGTCAAGTAATATGAGTTCCTGTGTTGAGTAGGCCTTTCCAGTTTTAATTGCTGCTTCCCTAGATGTCATTTGACCCTTTAGTACTGCCTCAATATTTTGGTTGTCTTTTAAGATTATACCTAAGGCTTGTCTGTATTCAGTAGTAAGATTTTTCTTTTTTTGGTCTAATTTTAATTGAGATTTTGTTAAATCTTCTATAGATTTAGTTCCATCTAAAATATCATTTATGTCTGTATCTATTTCTCTTGTAATATTAGCTATATCTCTAAAAGCTTTTGTAGCTGCTCTAGCTTGAGTACCTATACCAAAAACTTCTTTGGCTGATTTTTGGACTTCATCAGTAAAATCTCGAGTAGCAAACAATAAATCATCCATTGCTTGCTTAGTATCATTAATATTTTTTTTAGTATTACCGTTAGCCATTAGTCTAGTATTTGGGTATAAATATTAATTAAACTATTTTTTAGTAGACTTTGTTACATATGAAGGTGCTTTAACTGGAGTACTTTTTATAGCTTGTTTTATATGCTCAGGAATATTTTTACTTCCTATATCAACTGAATCAGAGGAAGATGTAGATTTTTTATAAGCATCGGCTTCTGCCTGTTTACTACTAGCTATTTGAGTGTGAGTTAATCTTCTTAACCAAATAGGAAAATTGTATACGGTATGGAAATCATATCCTCCTCCACCATAAAATATAATCTCATAAATTTGTTGAAATAAAGTAACTCTATACTGTGACGTCAGGCCAAAAAAACCCGGCAGTCATAGGCATGTTGGCGTCCTCCTCATCACCTCTTTCATTAGTATAACTAAAAGTTAAATTAATGTCTGGTTGGGTTAATTTAATATGTTCTCTTAAAGCTCTAGAATCTCGAGCCAACATGTATTTGTCAACAAACTCCCTAATTGATTTTTGATCATCATTTCCATCTACTGAAGTAATAATATGTTTAAGTCTTGTTGACAATTCTGGGGAAGATGTTTTATGAATTTTTTTAATTCCTTTTAATTCTTGTTTAATTTTATTATCATCTCCTTGAGTTAATATTTTATATGTTATATCAATTCCTGAGTGTGGAAGTTTAAAAGCAAATAAGTTAACACCCTTTTCAATTACACCTTCTTCTAAATATTTTAATTGTAAGTCTGAGAGATCAATTGTTACTTGCTCATTATTATATTCAAATGTGTAGTCTTTCCCATACCCTAAGATACGTGCTGCAATTAAAATAGCATTTTTATCTCCTATAATTAAATCGTTAAAATTAATATCACTAACTATTACAGCTTGAAGTAATTTATCTAAAACAGTGCCATTTTTAATTAGATTTTCATTTGTTAAAATATCTTCTTCCTTAGCGGTCATGTATTTCATTTCTATTTTTCCACTTGATAAGGGATTGTCTTTAGGATAAATTAATCCTTTTGATGGTAATTCAACTTCTTCAGTTGGGAATTTAAATTCACTCATAATCTTTTATTTGGTATAACTTAATTTATTATAAATACCAATATAAAAAAAGAGCTTGACATAGCCAAGCTCTATTTAAAAAATATGTAGAAAAGTATTAGAAATTTAATACCGCATAATCAATAGATAATTCAACTGATAATTGAATTGCTGAATCAACTGTATCCCAACTGTATTCACCAAAATTAGTATTAACAACAAATGATCCTTTTAAAACCCACTCTGAAACTATATCTCCTACAGGACCTAAAACATTAACTGTTAAATCTTTTTTATAAAAATCAGAATAACCATCTCTACCTGTAACTGATTCATGATGTAATCTTACCCATTCCATTACTGCTTGAGCACCTGATGGTGTAATAGGATCAAATAATGTCATTGTAACATTTTGCCATGTTGATTTACCTTTAACTTTTCTTTCAACGTTAATGTGATTTAAAACAACAGGGTTTTGTTGTAATGTTATTGCACTTATACCCTTAATCATAAAGCTTGGAATCCCATCCATATAAAGGATGAATCTATTAGCTTGTTTAGGTTCAAACGCTGTGAAAAATATTTCATTGGGATCTAATACTGCCATTTTTATTGTTTATTTTCAATTATAAATATCTAATTTTTATGTTTTTATGCCGGGAAAGTAGCTCCAGTTGGTAAAACATTGAAATCTAAGTAAATAAATTCTGCTGTTTTAGTTGGTTGGATATAAATTTGTCCTACTAACTCATTTCTATCAATAACATCTGGTGTGTTATTTGAGTCATCCATTACTACTTTAAAGGCATATAAACCTTGTCTTTGTTGTACACTTTCTAAATATGGATTAACTTGGCTTAAGAAATTGTTTCTTGTAGCTATTGTATTTTGTTCAAATACTAAGTTATCTGCTATTTGAGAAATATATGATTTTAATTCTATTAACAATCTTCTAACATTTACTCTATCTAAAGCACTTGCTTTTTTCTGTAATGTTTTCTGACCGAATACTACTACTCCTGTGTTAGGGAATGTAGCTATTGGATTAACACCTGCTTGATATAAAGTGTTTCTGTTTCCATTTGTTAAGTTTCTTTCAGCTCTTAATACTGTTGATAATCCACCTCTACTTAAACCTGCAGGTGCGAACCATGCTTCTCCTGATCTATCATTAAAAGCATATACTCCTGGAATCATTGTTGAAGCTGGTACCCAAACTTGACCTCCTAAATCAGGATCAATTGTTTGTAACCATGGCCAATAAGTAGCTGCATATGAAGAATCAGTTCCTGATGCTTGAGATGTTACTGAAGTTATGGTTGGTGCTGCGTATTTAACTAAATCTATTATAGCTAAATTATCTCCTCTTGATTGAGCAGTGTCAACCATTGAAGTTAACAAAGAAGAATAATCAGCATCATATAAACCTGGAGTTGATATTAAATTATATTGGTATAAATCTTGATTAGCTAACAAATTTAAAGCTACTGAATAAGAACCTACTGTTGTTGTATCTGCTATTGCATCACTATCAAACCCTTGGGAATTTGAACTATCAATATTACTATAAAATTTAGCTTCCATTCCTACAAATGGAGCTCCTGCAGCATCACCAAATGCTCCTGAAGCAGCAACTGGTATAGATCCTGTATAAGCATCCTTAGCATTTCCTGCATTATCAAAATAATTTAATGTTTTAGCACCAACAGATTTAACTCTTACATAATTACTTAATGTATTGTAAGTACCATCGTTTTTAACATAATATTCTCCAGTTGAAGCATCATTTGTTACTGTTTGTTTTGAGTTACCTATTACTTTTTCAATGTAATTATTTGCATTTGGGTCTAATGAAATATTACCCCAAGTTTCTAATATAGTTTTAGAAGTTGTAATGTCATCACCTCTTCTAATTAATAAACTAAATGTACCAGAAGCAGTGTTTGGAGAAACAATTTCCCATCTAATATTATCTGAAGTACCATCAGCTAATTGTCCTGCTGAACCTAAAGTTGAAGTACTGTTTTGATTTGTTCCTTCTGATAAAGTTTCTAATACAAATGTTTCTGTAATAGTTGGGTCATTATTTGCTATATTTGAACTAGTAGCACTAGTGTAAGAACCACTAACTACTCTTGTTACTAATAATGAATCTCCACCTTGTTGGAAATAATTGTAAGCTGAAATTGAAGTGAAATAAGTGTATTCAGCACTTCCACTTTCAACTACTGCCCCAAATTTATTTTGGTATTGACTATAAGTAGTAACTAATGTTGGTATTCCAACTGATCCTTTTACTGTAGGACCTACAATAGCCGCGCCTGCTTGTACAGGTTGGGCTTGTAAAAATGAATCGTCATTTTCTCGAGCTAATACTCCAGGGGATAATAATACTTCTGCCATTTCTTATAAATTAATTTTGTTTATAAATACTAAAAAATCCTTTAAAAATCGACTAGGATTTAACAAACTCACCATTTTCTAAATTAACTGTTCCTTTACCATATTTTTCTTCAAGTTGTTTAGCTAATTGTATTTGGTTGTTTTCAAAAGATTTAATTTGTTCTTTTATCTGTTGTTTTTGTTGGTCTAATAAACTTTTTTGATATTCAATTTGACCAAGTTGGATTATTAAATTGTCTTGTTGTTGTTGTAACGTAGAAAGTTGTGTAATTTCTTCTTTTGATAAAACTGTTTTTTCCATTTTATTATAAATATATGTCTATTTTATGAAGGTACATCTGTTTCTCTATCTGCTTCATCCATATTGTAGCTTAAAGCATTGCTTGTGCTATTTGGTGCATCTCCTACTCTATCCTCTATGGTCATATTATTTGATAATCCACCACCTGTATAGTTAGGTGCATCACCCTCTAAATCTGCTATTGTCATATTTGCACTTGTTCCTGTTGCACTTCCAACTTGGTCAGGTACATTCCAATTAGTATTAAATGTTGCATCTTCGCCCATTCTCCAATGTGCAACTGCACCCTCAATTCTTGCAGGTTCTCCTGAATTGTATAAAGTAGCTACATCTACTATGCTATTAAAAATTGATATTTCGTCTAAAAAACCTGTAAAACAATATGAGTTAATTCTTACTGCTCTACCAATTACACCACCATTAACTAAATCTGCATTGTCAAAACCTGTAAAAGTGTATGTATCAAATGCAACACCATTTAAATAAAATGTTCCTAATTTTGTTGTATTATTAAAAGTGAATGCTAAATGATACCAACCCCCAGAAGTTGATAACCCTGTACTTGCACTATAAGAGCTAAAAACAGTTCCATTTGAAAAAGCAACATCTAAATTTGTGCCAATAGTTCTAAAAGAAAAACCACCATTAAAACCTGACCTATAAAAATTAGCACTATCAAAAATCCCTTGAACCCCTGCTAAACTTGAAAAATTTGCCCAACTTGAAATAGTCATATCCCCTGCCGAAGATATAATAGAACCATTTACAGGTATGTAATCGTCTATCCCATCAAAAGCAAATGACCTTGTAGAATAGTTACTTAATGCTGAATTATCAACTAACCAATTATCTGTAAAATTACTTTGTTCACTTCTCCAATATCCAACAGGTGAAAGTGAAGAAATATCTGTGGGTACTCCTGAGTTGTAGATAGTACTAATGTTTGCAGTTTCATCACTTTGCCATATTGCAAACTCATCTATTGATGCATTTATACTTCCATAAAACCCCCTACCTATTTCTGAATTTGTCCAAGAAGAAGGTGGTACAGAATTTACAGTTATTCCACTTGATATTTCTACACCATCTACAAATAATCTTGAGTTAGTTATATCACTTTGTCCAGAACCAGCAATTAATAAAAACCAATGATGCCATTCTCCATCAAATTTAGAAGCTTGGTCTGCAAAGTATCTATAATTTAAACCCGATAGACGTACTAAAGGAGTTGTTCCTATAAAACTTAAATTACCTAAACCACTTGTTATACTGTCATTTCCAGAATGAGTAGATTTCATCCAAAATGAAATAGATGTTAATCCTAAAGGAATAGGATTTGAAATATTTACAAAATCATCCACCCCATCATATTCAAAACTATAATTTGAAAATTTGGTTTTATTCTCATTATTAGGGATTAGCCATTGGGGACTTTTAAAAGTTCCGTTGTCGCCATTTCTGTACCAATTAGTTAAACCACTAATAGAACTTAAATCTGTTGCTTCACCTGTTCCATCCCAAACATCAGCAATATCAACTACTGAATTAAAAACTGCAACCTCATCTATATTACCTTCAAAAAATCCTGCACTTGACCTTCTTGCACCTATTAATAAATCATTTGTAGTTGTGAAAGTTCCATTACTTGCGAATGTTGTAGCTACTGTTTTTAATAAAACCCCATTTTTATAAAGTTTTAAATTAACTTGATCCCAAGTAACTAAAATGTGTTGCCATACATTTAAATCTACTGTACCTGCAGCAGTGTCTAAAGAAGTTAAAGCTGTTCCGTTTGTACTTAAACTAAATCTAAAATTTGTTCCATTAAATAAACCTAAATAAAATGCTCTTGGTGATGCTGCATCTGTACTAACAAAACTTGGTGCAGTAGCATCTCCATAAGAAGTAGGATAAACCCAAGCAGAAATACTTAAAGCAGTTTCACCACTTAAAGTTGAAGCACCTGAATTAACAAAATCATCCACCCCGTCAAATGCTAACGAATAGGTGTTGTTAAATGAAGGTGGTAATGGTCCGAATCTCATAATTTTCCTTTTTTAAGTTGGTACATCTGTTTCTCTGTCAACTTCATCCATATTAAAACTAACTGCATTATTTGAACTATTTGGTGCATCTCCTACTCTATCCTCTATGGTCATATTTGCAGAAGTTCCATCATTACCACCACTACCATTATCTGTAACAGTCCAATTAGTTAAGAATGTTGAATTTTCACTTCTCCAATATCCAACAGGGGAAAGTGAAGAAATATCTGTGGGTACTCCTGAATTGTAAATAGTAGCTACATCTTGTACACTATTCCAAACTGCAAACTCATCAATATTACAGGGAGCATAACCACCATACCCATTGCCTAAATAAATATCTGTTGCTGATGCTCTATTAGTAATTGTACCACCATCATCATAACTAATAACCTCAACACCATCTAAATAAGCTCTCCAAGTATTATCTGATGCCGTTCTTGTTAATGTCATATTATACCATTGACTTAAATTTACATTTATTGGTGTGCGAAAACCCCCATCTATAACAAATTTAACATTTGTTGGAATTAAGTTCTGTTGAAGCAGAAGAAAAGGTGTACCATCACTTAACGAATTTGCCCATTGAAATACTCCTGCGGGATTAGCACCAGCATTTAATTTAAACCAAAAAGAAATAGTTAATTCTACATCACTATCTGAAGCAGCTAATATTCCACCTGTTGATGTGCCATCTAAAGGTGCTTGTACATAATCGTCAACTCCATCATACTCAAAACTATAATTTGAAAATCTTGAATTAGCAACATTACTATTATTAGGGATTAGCCATTGAGGGCTTTTCCAAGTTCCGTTATCACCATTTCTGTACCAAGCAACAGGATTTAAACTTGTTAAATCGTTGGGTACTCCTGAATTGTAAATTGAAGTTACGTTTTCAGAGGTTAAAGCACTATTCCAAAAAGCCACCTCATCAAGATTGCCTTCAAAATATTGTAACCCCCCACTTGAACTTGTTCTTGAAAATCCTAAATCAACATTAGGGGTTATTCCAAAAGCAGTTGGATTGTAAGGTAAGCTATAAGGCATTTCGCCAATTGTTCTCTCTCCATTACTACCTGTTCCTGTTGTGTTAGGAATTAAAAATTCATTTCCGTTTATATATGCTTTGTATCTATTTGTCGCGTCTTTGTCGTGTACTACTGCTATATGATACCAAGTATCAGCGCTAAAAGTAATTCCTGAATTTGGGTAAGTAGTACTACTATCATCATAAATAAAAAACTGTTGGTTTTGTAGTACCCCAGTTTGTGTAGAATTTGCACCACTAACATATGCTCTAATATACCTCCCAGTTGAACTTGCACTTCTATTAAACAAAAGCCAAATTAATGGCTTACTATTTGAACCTACATTAATACTAACCATACCCATTAAACCACCTGAAGATATATTTGTTGGTAATTTTACCCAAAAAGAAATAGTTCCTACTGTGTTACCTGTTGTTTGAGATGGTGTACTTGGAGCAAACCACTCATTTTGAAAGTTAACTGTATCATCCACACCATCCATCGATAGAGAATATGTGTTGGTGAATGAAGGTGTTTGAGGAAATGTTGATGCTATAATTCCTAATTTTATACCTAAAGCCATATTTTTAAGATAAATCTCCTATTAAGTCCCATTCATCATTGTCTACTTTTTTAAGGGTAGCTGCTGAGAATTGTCCTGTTAGAGTTATATTTCCACTTTTTGAATTTAATGTTACTCCACTTCCTGTTAAAAACAACATATTACCTGCAGATGATGTTTGGAAGAATTCAAATTCAGATCCTACATTGCAGGGTACTGAAGCATTAGTTTGAATAGAACAAGTTACATTTCCACCTGCTCTAAAATAATATCCTGAATTTGAATTACTAGCAATAACATTTGTAGATACAGAACTTGAAATTGGTCTTTGAAGATTTGTTAATTGTGAACCATCACCTTGGAATGAACCTGAGAATGAACCTGAGATTCCTTCTGTTACTATCAGAGAACCTGATACTA